TGTTTTAATAAATCCACCACCTGGACTACGTTGTGCTTTTAACGAAAACACAGCTTGTTTGTTATCGTTACTAATATTAGAATCACTGTTGTCAAAACTAACGTCTGGTATCATTCGTCTTAAAAAGACAAACTGATCTCCATCTTGAATGTCAATCGGACTAGATTCGATAAATGATGTAAATGCAGTTCCATCGTTATCATTACCTTTTTCATGGTTATAAACAAGATTAGAGTCTGTTGCCATCGGATATTGATATACTCCTCTGTCTATCCAAGAGCTTCTAGCGAGATTACCAACATACCAAATCTTTTGATCATAGTTGTATACAACATATTTATCATTCTCACCAGTGCCACCATTGGCAACTGCATTTGTTAGTGATGGATAGAACCAAAACACTTCACCAAAAGCAGAATTTACACCAGCATAAACTTTATCAGATTGTGTTTCATTAAAATCTTTGAATACATGATCTCTTACAGAACAAGGTATAACTTGCACACGGCCATCGTATATATAAAATCGGTCATACCCCATCCAAAAAACTGCATCACCTACTGCTACTGCTGTATTAAACCCTCGAACTGTAATATTACTCGCAAGTTGATTAATACCAAATGTAAATGGCGGACCAATAAATTGCATTGAAAACACAGAAGTATCAGTCAATACAATCATCTCTCGTCTTGTTTTAACTGCCGTAATAATCTCAGAACCAGAACCAACTCTTAAATCACCCGCAGTATTTGTTGCTGTAGGTGTCCAAAGAAATGGATTTTCCTGTGAACTAAATCTAATTAATAATCTATCCTGTGCAGTTTGACCTATTGGGTTTGCACCAAAACAAATAACATGACGATCTCTTTCAGAGACTATTACTTTACGAGATTTTGTTGGTGCCGCATCAGATAATTCTATTAAATTTTTTGCTCTTGAGGTTGTGCCTAATGTTTTGTCCCAGTAAAAAACAAAGCCATCTCTTTCATTAAATATTAAATCTTCACCAAAATTATCTTGTGACCACAGTCGTAAAGTACCACCCGTGCCTGCCGTTTCAGTTGCTTCTATTCCAATACCAGAACTAGCTTCAAAAACTGCAACATTGTCTGCATGAGTTGCTGCTGTCGTTCCTGCACTGCCTCTTATTAAACCAGTAAAAGTTGTGCTTGTTTTACCTGTGTATTGTATTATTTCATCTTCAATTTTCAAAAATCCACTTGATTCAAATGATGCAGTTGAATCTACAGTCACTGTCGTGGCTGAAATGTCTGAAGCTAAATCAGTGCCATTTATTAAAGTAACATAATCGTCACTTGCTATAGCATTACCTAAAGCTAGACGCACTGTATTAGGAGAGATAGTTGCAGGAGTTCCAACACCTGCCTCGTCATTGACTTGAGTTGTGACTCCATGACCTCTTGTGACAGTCAAAGTATTAGAACTTACATTAGTCACAAGCATAAGCTCTCCTCTTACTTGAATAACATCATTCGTTGTAATTCCAGTAGCGTCTGCAACATCAATTGCTGTTTCATCTTTCTCTACCTCTTCTGCTAAAGTTGTAAATAAAGTCGTTGTATTGAGCTCTCCATTCCAAGGTCCTGCACCCCAACCACTACCTGGCACAACTGTATTAATACCCACATTTAATTGGTAGTCTGCATTAGCTGAACCAGCACTAGACAATGCTGCGGCTGCGTTGGAAGCTAAAGTTATTGTGTAAGTGTTTCTTGTGGGAACAGTTTGTATTTCAAACTCGTTATTAAGTTGTGCATTTAAAGTTGTATTACTTGTATCAGCATTTGCAAATGTAACAAAGTCACCAACAATAGCTCCATGTGAGGTATCATTAACAGTTACTGTTGTACTATCAGTTGCAGTTATAAAGGTTATTGCCATTATGATTCATCCAAGAAATCAGTTACTGTTATGTTTGTTGGCACGACTGTTGTTTCTATGGTTAAGTCACCAACTTCACCAGTAGCTGAAGGTACAGGATTAGTAAGTTCAACTGTTGCTGTGCCAAGCTCACCAGTACCAGATACACCAGTTACAAAAACTGGAGCTAATGTATCATTTGATTGTGCATTTATTACTTCTTCTCCAAGACCCGTGGTTCCTACTACACCAGTTACAGCAAATTCAACTGTATTTCCATTAATATCAAAAACAACTTCACCGCTTACAACTTTTCTTCTGATTGGGGTTATATCAAAGAATGTTTCTGATTCTTCTATATAAAATTTAATCTCTGTGCCTAATCCAAGGTATTTGTTTCCTTCAAGATTTGCCCAAGCATGAAGTGTTCTTGATGTTCCTAAAAAAGTGTTCGGTGAATACTTTTCCCACCCACCTAATTTTTCTGGATAACCAAAACGAAATCTAACTAAATCACAATCGTTCCACCCACCTTTGTTTGAGTAAGACGTTGTTTCTTTATTTATTCCTGGTCTAAACTTTAAAGATGTAATAGGCATAACACATATTAACTCATTTTATTAAAATACACAATTATGAGTTTTCTTCAAAGCAAAAGTTTAGTAAAATTCTTTTTGGTTGATCACTTTGTATAATTCCACAATGTGATACTTTGTTATCAAACAAAACAGCAGAGTTTGCTACAGAAGGAACATCTATGCCACCTATTTGAGTTCCACCATTACAAGTAGTAAAATTCATAATAAGTATTCTTATGGGAACATCTTCGGTAGGCTGTCTGTCAATGTTCACTAAATCGTAATGAGGTGCTGTGTAACATACTTTTTCTCTTTTTGTATGCAAAACAAACTTAGCGTGACAGATTTGTTTACCATTAAAAGCCTTCAGTATGCTCATTAGAAAATCCTCAAAAAAATTCCAATGAGGTGTCTTCCAATCATCTCTGCACAACATATGAAAAAGATTATATTCTTTATCAAAAGATGTTGCTTTCTCTCTCCAGTACCATTCAAAGTCGTGACGTTCTATGTACTGCGTAATTTTATCAAAGTCTTCTTTTGAAATAAAATTTTTAAAATGAAGATAATTTAAATGATTTATTTCCATTAACCAAACTTCTCCAATGCTTCTATGTTTTTTGCGTGTGTAGGATTTACATTAGTCATTTCATATTTATACCTTTCATGCAATCCATACCCATGATAATTTATATTAATTGTCATTCTGTTTTTTGCATTTGTAGGAGATGAACTGGAGTGTTCAGAGAAAGCATCAAAAAGCAACATTCTGTTTTCTTTAGACTCTACTTGATAACCATCAGCCATAGTTGTTGGTGCATTACAATTTGTTAGAAAAAAAAGAGCACCTCTTTGTGGGTGAGCGTAATCAATGTGTTTGGCGTGATGATATACTTTATCGCTAGTTGATCTCATGTACATATTACATTTAACTCTCAGCAAAGCAGTCATATTAAGGGGAGATAGTAAATCTCTAAATGGATCAAACTGAACGGCTGGATTCCATTGTTCGTTAAAACTTTTGTTTTGACAGTAACATAAGGTAGCAAAATAAAAATCTTCATTACTTAAATCATTATCATTAATTTTTGGAGATATATTCCAAGGAAAGCCAAAGCCAGAGCTTAGATAAGATTTTAAATGTGCGTAGGATCTTAAAGGTAAAAAATCATCATATATAACGTAATACATAACTTACTCCTAATAAAAATTCGGTCCATTAGACCAACAAACTAAACTATATCTTATTCCTTTTGTAACTGGTTCAACGCCATGTTTAATATAAGATGGAAAAAACACAGCCGTCCCTTGTTCTCTTGAGTCATCTATATTAAAACTTTTCTTATCATCGGGAAACACTAGATTTCCTCCTTCATAATATTCTGAATCAGTTAATTGTATTGAAACAGATAATTTTCTAACTACTTTGTTAGACGGATCATCGTACGCTCCATCTACATGAGGATCATATTTACCTTTATATTTTTCGTCATACTTCGTAATTTGAAAAGCTTCGTGACCCCATAAATCAAATCCATAAAATTTATAATTAATATCACAAATCATTTTTTGTATTGGGTGCATAATATTTAGATACTTAAAAGGTTTGTCAAACCAACTAACATGACTTTCTCTAATATCTCTTTCTAAACCTGAACTTGATTGCAAATCACCTATTTTTGCTGGAACAAAATTAGGTTTTGCTATTTCTATTATTTTGTTACAAACTTCAGGCGACAATGCCTTTTTAGCTACTACAATATTTCTTTTCATTAGCTACCTTTCTCCTCATGTAAAAAATTACTAATCGTAAATCTATAACTTGGAGCATACGTTGATTGAGACCTTATTGTATGAGGTATACTACCATCAAACAAAATAATTCTACCAGAAACAAAACTAGAAACAGCTATTGCATCTTTTAAATTATCGTCATAAAAAATTGTTTCTCCACCAAATCCATCTTTCCATTCTAAATTAACATAATACAACAAAACTTTTTTGTTTTGATGTGTATGACAAAAATTAAAGTCGCCACATTTTGTTAAATTTACAATAGACCTTTGTAAGTTATTTGGGTCTAAGTTGTTAAGAACACATACCTCATTTAAATGTTGTAACAATCCACAATCATGTAAATCTTTTTTATTCCATTCACTATAGATATTAAAATGCAATTTCTCAGGTTCATTTCTATCTTGCCAGCCTAATTTAAATGTTGAATTACAAACAAAATCATAAGTCTTTTGTCTCACAGTCAAAGGAACTTGATCATATATCTTATACATTTTTTGGCTTTTCATTTAAAGTTAAAGCTATGTTAAAAGACATAGATATTCTATCTTCTTTTGACATATTTGTTGATACAGAGTGTTTTAAATAACTTGGAAACAAAAGTAACAATTTTTCTTCTGACTTAACAAAAATTGATTCAGATGTGTATTCATTTGCCATTTCTTGTGGATTTAGTTTTGCTTGACTCCAAACCCATGACCAAGTTGAGCCAATGTAAGGATTAGGATTCTCAAACACAATATCTCCGCTATCTTTTGGTGTTTTTAAATAAAATACTCCAGATATGATTGAAGGCAAATGATGGTGAGATGTATTAATATCTTTATATCTGTTAATATTAAACCAACAATTAGCTAAATGTATGCCTACTGGACAATTAAATTCTTTATAATACTTTATTACATGAGGACCTATTTTATCAAATAGCTCTTTTGGATTTATATTGTCAGATTGCCAACCAGTATTACTTAATTTTCTACCAGCAGACTTTTTTTCTTCTTTGTAAACTTGTTCAATATGTGGCTCAACATCTATATCTAAATGTGTGTTATAAACAGGTGTTGAAAAAAAATTAGTTAATTGATGACTCATTGTGGTTTTCTTTTAAAATACAATCCTGGTCTTTTATCGTATTTAAATTCTGGATAATGCTGACCATCAACTTCTATATAATGTAAAAACATTTGAACGTGACTTTTATAAGTTAATGGCTCTCTCCAGTGTTTTTGTTCACAACCTTTATAAATTACTCCTTGCCCTACTTCCATAGAGAACTCAGTATTATCAACAAATATACTCCAATCAGTTCCACCCTCTCCTCCTATATTTAAAGTAACGCTAACTTCACAAGAAGGTCTATCTGTATGAGCTAAAAGAGGCTGTCCTTCATAATACTTTCTCCAAAAAGAATAGGTAGGACATAATTTTTTACCATACTCTTTTTCTATTTTTGGCAGTAAATAATTTAAAATAGCCTCTCCAATAGAATCAACATAAACATTATGATTGTTCAATTTTTCGTGTCTAGGAAGTCTTTCTGCAATATAGTTACAGTGTGTGAATATACAGTCGGCATGAGACTTATCAATTAAGTCTATCACTTTGTTCATATGCTACCCCTTATAATAGTTGTAACATATTGTCTTATTAATCCCAAGGAAAAGTTGCAGAAAAACTTTCTTCTCCGTGTGTTCCAGTTCCTTTAGCAGTTGTGTTTGCTATATTAGCTTCTTCAAGTAATTGTTTATCTAGTCTTCCTTTAATTTCAGATAAAATTTCAGAACCTAATCTTCCCTCTATCCAACTAACGACATTTGCCTTTGTTACAGAACTATATGCAGTAAAACCAGACCAATCGGAGGGGTCATTAAAATCCATGTCTATAGCAGCATCGGCAGTTTGACTAGCACTATTTGTTACTCTAAGAAAAGCCTCTGCTTTTTTTATTACATCATTGTATGTGCTTCCATCATTTGTAATATTTTTTGTATATAAACAATTTATAACCCATGAATATGTATTTGCCATCTATTACTCCTTAATCTGATGTTGGTGAACTACCAGTTATTGTTCCACTATTTTGTGAAGTTATTGTAACCCCACTAACTCTTTCCCATGCATCTCCTGCCGCACCTGCCGCACCTGCCGCACCCGCAGCCGAACCAGATGTAGTTGAGTCTGTGCCTGCTTGACCTGCACTTCCAGCAGATCCCGCAGTTCCAAATCCACCACCAGCAGCACCAGCACCTCCGTCTCCACCATTTCCAGCATCTCCAGTTGATCCAGAAGAACCACTTGCTCCAGCATCTGCTGCAGGTTGATTGTTAAATCCTCTACCTAATCCTCCAGCACCTCCAGCACCTCCAGCGTGTCCAGACGTTTGAGTTTGTGATTGTTGTGGAAAAGTTCTAAACCAAAAGTAATGATCAAGATGACCACCTTGATTTGTTATTCTAGGTCCTCTTACTGAAGTGAATTGACCTTGTGTAAATTGAGTTATATTAGGTTGACCTGGAAAGAAAAACAAAAGAGCAGGTAGTCCAAAAGGAGAATCTGGTTTACCACCACCAAGAGTTGAACCAAAAGGATTACCTCTCCATGTAGTATCATCTATATGATTAGGAAGAGGAAGAGGACCTATTTGACCAGTAGTTTGTGATTGTTGTTGAAGATTACCTCCAAGACCACCACCAGAGCCACCACCTCCACCTCCACCTCCACCGAGGATAGAGCCTGAGTTTTGAACTGTAGCGTCAACGTGAAATTTCATAGCATCGCCACCTGCACCACCTGCACCACCATCACCTCCGTTGGCACTACCTGCTGAACCACCTGCACCACCTGCACCCATGATTGTTCCAGCATTTTGTACAACTATTGTGCCAACTCCTCCAGCATCTACTTCAAACCCATATTCAGAAGTATTGTTTGATCCTAAAGTTATAGCAGAGGGTATAACAACAGTTTTTGGATAGTTCACATCATAATCGTCACCAAACAAGTCTGAAGCATTTTGATCTGTCCCACTTGCTCCACTCAAAAAAGTAGTCGAATAAGTAAAGGTAAAACCTTTTCCTTGATCGTAAAAGTCACTTGCAGATAAAGCACCAGATGTCGCTATTGAAGCAGCGTCATTAACGGCTTGATTATCTCCAGCTTTTTTAATTATGTTTGATCCACCTCTATACAGATCGCTTAAACTAATTGCACTAGATCCACCAACAAATTCTGTTCTTAATGCCGAGAAAGAAACTGATTGTCCAGAACTTGGTATTGTCACTTATTATGCTCCGTTATTTATTTGTTGTTTAAGTTGTGTTATTTCTTGTTTTAATTCTTTTACTGCCTCTATAAGTACGGCAGTCATTTTAGCGTAATCAACTGATTTTGTTCCCATTTCATCTTCAGCAGTTAATACAACCTCTGGCAATATAGGTTCTACTTGTTGTGCTATTACACCTATTTGTGTTTTAGCGTCTGTTACATCATTTCTTTTGTAAGTCACACCTTGTAGTTGCATAACCTTTTCAAGACCACCAGTAATTGGTTGTATATCTTCTTTTAATCTTTCATCAGAAAAAGCAGTTACATCATTGTTAAATGTAGCGGCTCCAGCATTAGACATATCTATTGTTAATGCAGTAATTTCACTTGTAGAATCTTGACCTTTAATAATAAAATCTTTGTCATCTACATCTGTTGCTATAACAAAGTCACTAGATGAATTTATAAATTTAGCAATGGTTGTGCCACCATCTTTAAATATTAGATCTGCACCATCTGCATCAAGGACAATGTCTCCAGCAGAGTCAAAGGTCATGTCACCAGAGTTAGTTTTTACTGTGCTAACATTTACAGATCCACCAGATAAATCTAAATCTACAAAAGCATCAACCACTGCTGCACCAGAACCAGCACCATCTAGATACACAACTTTTGTATCACCATTACCTATAGTTATATTTGCACCAGAGCCTTGACTTATAATAATATTATAAGGTCCAGAACTACCACTATCAGTGGTAGCGTTTTCAATAATATGAACCCTTTTCATAGTATTAGGACCGATTGTAATTGTGCAATCGGAATCTAAAGCACCTGTATATTTTAGAAACAAAGCTCTTCCAGCATCAGAAGCACCATCTGCAATCGTGGTTGTATGCGTGTTAGCATTTGTCGTTATAGCCTCTGTGCCAAAACCTAATGCTTCACCTATAAGTTCAAGATTAGTATTTGTTTTTGTACCCCAATTACCTGACTGCTCTCCAGTAGCCATTTCTTCGAGTCTTAAATTATTTACAAATGTACTAGCCATATTACTTTCCTTTTATTAAGCCGCCTCATAATTAGCGTTCTGTGACGGAGTTACCTCAGTATAACTCACAGTAACATTATTTTCAATAAGTCCGTATAAATTTACTTTTGCTATTGTTCCTGTTACTTCGATGCCAGTCGGTACAAAAGATGAAGTGCCCGTAACAGTTACGCTGCCTAAAGACAATACTCCAACAGATCCAGTTACACTAACTTGAGCAGACGCAAGTATTACAGATGTTCCTAAAGCACTTGTTCCTGCTGATCCTGTCACAGAAAAAGAAGCCGTGCCTGTTATGGTCACACTAGAAACACTGCCAGTTGCAGCAACTCCTGTTACAGATACATTTGCTCCACCACTAATAGCTTCGTCACCAATATTAACAGTACCCGTTAATCCATCTTCAACAACTTTTGCTCCTCCAGCTCCAAGAGCATCGCCAATAGCACCAGTGCTTGAGGCACCAGTTGGCACGACTTCTATCGATGGGAGAGCCGTTGCACTACCAACAGAACCAGTTGCGGACAGTCCAGTTTCTACAACTAAAGATCCTGCTGCTATTCCCTCTTCTCCTAATGCAGTAGTTCCAACTACACCTGTAACAGAAAAAGAACACGTTCCAGATATAGAGGTGTTACCTACTGCACCCGTTCCAGCAGAGCCAGTAACTGAAAAATTAGATGATCCAACTAAACTTACACTGCCCAATGAACCTGTTGCACTCAATCCAGTTTCAATTACCAAGGAACCTGCTGAAGTGCCTTCATCTCCGAGAGCAGAAGTACCAGCAACGCCAGTTACTGAAAAAGATGCCGTGCCAGTTTCAACTGTATTGCCAAGAGCAGATGTTCCAGCAACGCCAGTTGGCGATACTATTGTTTGACCTGCTGCGTTCTCATTACCAAGAGCAGTAGTTCCAGCAACACCAGTTACACTGACTGCTACAGTTTGTGTTGCAGATACAGTCTCACTGCCCAAAGAGGTAGTTCCAGCAACGCCAGTTACTGCAACTGTAATTGCAGGAAGTACAGTTTCATTACCAAGTGCCGTAGTTCCAGCAACGCCAGTAACTTCAACAGGTAGAGGAGCGTTCCACGCTCCTTGACCCCATGTGCCTCGACCCCAACCAGTAATGTTCGCCATTAGTTAGCCTTTTATTAGGCTATTCTAATAATAGCGTTTGATGCGTCTGCTGTTGGAAATTGTATTGTAAATGTGCCTGCTGTTGATGTTTTATTAGATGTAAAATCTAAAACAGCAACTGCTTTATTACTATCAGAACTATTATAGATTAAAGCTCCCATTGCAGTAATTGTTGCAGTAGTAAAACTTAAATCAGCAAAATCTGTAAGTGCAGTTGTTCCAGAAGTAGACGGATCTACTCTTGTTAGAGCTAAACCACCAGTTACATAAGTTCCACTTGAAGCAACTTCACCAGTTGTAACGAGTGCAGTTGTTGTTGCTCCTAATGTTGCAGTTGATGATGATTTTCCACCGCTGCCCTCTGCAAAAAGTGCTAGTTTAAAAGTATCTCCACCTGAGTTTTTAAAATTGTGTACACCTTCTAGTAACTCTTTTTTGAAGGAAGTACACATTGCTTGTGTTATAGCCATATTAGAGTCTCCTTATATATTCAGCCATTTCCTTGTGACCACTTGATCGCAAGGCTTGGATAATAGTACCACGCTCTTCCTTTCTTGCCAAGAGAAGATAATGATGAATTATTCCTTTGAGTTGTTCTTTGAATAATTTAGCTTGTTCTTTTAAATGTGATGGTGCATCTTCTGATACACTTGCAATTTTTTCCACGGCTAAATCTGCTATCTGTTCGTTGTTTAAACCACCTTGTTCTGAGGTTTTTACAACCACACTTCCCAGTTGTGATACATTAACATTAAACATTTTTTTTCTCCTCGTAAGTTACTCCTGGTATGTCCTCTCTGCCAATAATATTAGGCGTTGCATCTAAAGGCTCTGGTGGTTCTAGTTTTGACTTTCTTGTAACTAATAATTCTCCATTATCCACTGACGAAACAATAGGATCATCAAGTCTGTGGTAACCATATAACTTTTGGTCATCTGGAACATTCATATCTAACAAAGATGAGTTATGTGCAATATGCACTTTTATTCCTTTTGTTATAGCTATCGCTAACCAAAACTCAGAACAAGCTCTACCCGCTTCTGCAAAATTAACTGCCTTATGAGTAAAATCAATCCCATATAAATGTAGATCTGAAACCTCTTGTGCTATAGCATAAGCAAAAGCATACGCCACAGTGTTATTTAAGTAAGCATAACCTGTCTTTTGTAAAACCTCTTGTAAGGGAAACTCAACAACATCTGGACATCTTTTATCTAAAGTGCAACTAAAAATAGGAATATCTAATTTAGCTTTAAGTCTATCTGCCATGATATTAGTCTGTTTACCAGCATTAGGCGTATCAAGAAATCGTGAAGGTGGATCCATCATAAAACATTTATCGTGATAAATAACGCCAGACATAGAGTTAATTGCCCAAACTTCATCAAACTTTTCGCTTCTTATTTTAGCTAAAATGTATTCTGAAAAACTGTTGCCTAAACCAACAATCGCTATACTTTTTTTTGATTTCATTAAGTTTTTGGTTGTCGAACTAATCCATCTCTATAACTATCTGAATAATTTCTGCCCTCTGCATAATTCTTTAAACGTGCAAGAGACTCTGCATATCTAGAAGTGTATAGTTGGATTAAGTCGTTTTCCCCTTTCATAAACGTATATGCTTCAACTAATGAAGCATATAACAATGCATCTGGTGCGTTTGTACTTATCCATGTTGAACCAGAATCATCTGTAATTAAAGATGCTGGTCTATAATAATAATGTAATTCTACTGAAAAATCTGCATTTGGTGTTGGTGCAATAATAAAATTATTTACATCAAATTGGGCATAATAAATTGGTATACCTGTGGTAGAGGGGTTCGGACTATACTCTTGAATAAAATTTACGTCTTTTTGTAATAAAAAAACATTCTCACTACTACTTACAAAAGACAATGAAAAGGTTGCTAAATAATCACTTGGTTTTTGTAAAAACTTATTACCACTCGTCATAACTCCTGTGACGTTTTTTCTAAAGTAATCTAAATCTACAGATTTAAATATTCTCTCTTCAGCATTTTTTATAAAAAAAGGTATCTCTGCAACAAACGTTGTTTCATCATTTTGAGTCCATTCTTTAATAGAATCTGTTAATGTAGTTAAAGTAAAACTCATGATACACTCACTGTAACTGTTCCAACTTCACCAGTTGCTTTTGGTGTAGCATTAAAAACCAAAGTATTTAAATCAAATATAGGTATTGTAATTTTTTCATTTATAAATTCTACTCTTGGTTTTGGATTTCTAAGAGCTTGAGGATCTGGTCCTACACGAATAGGATCTAACTGTGGATGTTTTGGCTCATATTCATCATAACCAACAGTTAATCCATTCC